GCTTTACCACCATTATGGACAGGCTTACCAGAAGATAGTAATGTCTATGGAGAATATCCAATATTCAACTGGAATCCAGATTGGAATAGTAATCCAAAAATGCTTCCAATTCGTACTGGAGAAAAAATCAATAAAGGTCGAGGAATAGAAGTTGAAACTCAAGGTACTCGATATCATATGGAACATCAATATCGAATAGCCGAAACTAAAGAAGAATTTTTTAGATTATTAAAGTTTTTTGATTGTCGCAGAGGCCGAAAATTGGCTTTTTGGCATATTGACCTCGAAAATATTTGGGAAGCTTCAAATATTAATAATGTCTTTGTTGAAATTTTTCCTTACGGTGATTTTACAGAATTTCAAGAAGATTTTGATTATATTGGTATAGTTATGAAAGATGGTACTACTTATGTACGAAAAGTTATTACCATTCAAGAAATTTTGGGAGTATATCGTATAACCGTAGATCAAGCTTTACCTACATTAGATTTGACCCAAATTCAACGCATCTCCAGAGCACGACTCAGTCGATTTATGAAAGATGTATTTGAAGAACGTTGGCAAACTAATCAATTTGCGACAACAACAATGTATATTATGGAAATCTTAAATGAACAAAATGTGGAGATGTCATAATGGTTCGTGCAGTAGATAGTCCCCGCAAAGATTGTTATGCTTTGATTAAATTTACATATGGCAATCCAAATTCTCCATCTTACAAAGCTTACACAAATTGGACAGAAGATCTTCCAGGTAATCCTATATTCACTTCTATTCCGACTATGGAATTAACTGTTCCAGATAATACTGGTACCTTGGAATCAAAAGTCTTACAAATTTCTTTACCTATTACTGATAGTTGGTTTGCAGAAATTATTAGTGGCGTAGCTATCGCTCCTGTATTCGTCGATGCCATGGAAATCACAAAACCTGTCACTGGTGGAGAATCTTCCAGTCTACGATATTTTTTCAAAGGTCGTCTGATTCGCACTGTTAAAAATCTTAACGGTAAACCGAATTATGGTCTGGCAGAATTTGCTAACATCAAAACACGATTACAAATTCCCATGGGTTTACCAGCCAATCATCATTGTGTTTGGACCTTATTTGGCCGTGGTTGTGCAAAGAGTTCTTCTGGTTTTTATAATGGTTTAACTGTAAATACAATCGTGGGCAAAACTTTAACAACAACAACTAATCCTCCACGAACAGGCACATTCTTCCATAGAGGCTATATTGTTAAAGATGGTATTCGTATTGGTATTCGTTGGTGGGATGATTCTGCTCCAGATACATTCTATTTAATCAAACCTCCCCCATTAAGTTGGATTGGAAAAGGAATTTTAGCATATGCTGGATGTGATAAAACTATTGAAACTTGCCGCGCCCGTTTTGGAAATGAGCCAAATTTTGGTTGATTTGGGTATGCCATTCCTGCATATAATCCAATTCTGGAAAATCCAGGTGTCTAATGATACGATATAGAATCTTAGATCTAATATGGCGTCCTTTGACTATTCCATCATTTAAACAACAATTGATGTTTACTACAGTATTAAACAACTTCTTTCAACGTTGGGCTGGAACACCTTATATGTCAGGTCAACAATCTTGTCAACAAGGAGTTGATTGTATTCGATATGTAACAGCTTTATACGATAACTTGTGTCCAGGTGAAAAAGCACCCTTAAGAACTTTACCTCCAGATGGATCATTTCATAATCGATCTGGAGCCATCAAAGCCATGCTGCAAGTAAAACGTAGATATCCAAAATGCAAAATTATTCGTGATAAACAAGTGGAACCGGGAGATATGTTGATAATCGGTCCAATCGGGGGTGGTCCTGGACATGCCATGTTGGTTGGCACAGAACCAAATACGCTTTGGCATTGTACTCCTCGTAATGGAGTCCATAAAACTGGTTGGGCTCTGCCTGTTTCTCATTTTAAACTTTTTCGTGTATATCGTATGAAGAATCGAGTTCAAACATGGAAAATTTTCTAAATCCGTGGTTGATTCAATTTGGTGAATTGAGAGAATGGCTGAAACCATATTGGATGATCCATTTTGGTCTCGAAGAAATCTGCATGTTGGCAATCTCTATCGGTTTAAGTCTATTGGCTGCCAAATTGATGCAGAAGCGAATCAGATCTCCCATTACAGAGCAAAGTCCAACGACTTTAGTTACTCGTGGATCATATATTCCATGGTTCGTAGGTAGACGAAGAATCGGATATATCTTTGCTTGGGCTGGACAACGAGATGCACGAAATGAACATATGGACGATTCGGGTGGTAAAGGATGGTTTTCTGGAAAACGTCCAACGCAGCGTATTTATTATGAAAGTGCATGGCATCAATTAGGAATAGGTCCAGTTGATATCTTACATGGTATTTATAAAAGTGGACGTTTAATTTTTCAAGGTCCTATTACACGCACATCGCATCCTTCAGGCACAGAAATAGATTTAGGCATGGATGGATCATTCTTCATTTATTGGGGAGAAAATATTCAACCAGTTAATTCTATACTTTCCAGTGAATTAGGTATCGCCAGTAAATGGCCATATATATGCTTCATAGTTTGGAATAGAATGCGTTTAGGTACAGTTGCACAATGGCCGACATTAGAATATGATGTAGAACGTTATGTATCAAATACTGTTTTAACTGACAGTAATGCTTATATAGATCCAGATATTAGTTTATCAGCAACTTCAGTTGATGTCTATAATGCTCAAGATGGAATTTCTGGCGTCGGTTACATTGATGTATCAGATGATTGGTCCAGCCATTTTCATATCGGAGACATAATCAAAATAACTGGTAATGCTATAGGAGATCAAGATCTCCATATTACTGATGTCACTACCTATAGTCAACAAGAATATGTGTATTATACTATCAAAGTATGGCGTACTTATACTCGATTTAAATTCGCAGAAACCTTATCAGGCACAGATGATGAGGGTTATCTAACACTCTATACTGCTGATGGACCAGGTGGTATTAATGCAGCTCACGGTATTGCAGAACTTTTATTTGCAGAATATCCTCAAGGTCTGCATTTAGAGCAATCGGAATGGGATATCGATGCCTTAGAAGAGTTGGGAATTTTAGTATCTGAAGGAGAAGAAAATTTACCTTGTTCATTACTGGGCTTGAATGGCGAGGAAGCTCAAGCTATTTTAGCTGGCACACTACAAGATTTAGGAGTTATGGTGCCAATCCATTCACATACTGGTAAAGTGACTTTTACACCACTTCGGGCACCGACTGGAACATTAGAAACTATTCAAGCTGAACAACTCAATGATCCCTTGCCAGAAGTTGAAACATTACAAGGAGAAAATCGGGGAGATAAATATGTCTTCAGCTTTCAAGATTACTCTCAAGGCTTTCATGAGATGACCATCGCTATTGATGAAGATGGACAAGCCAGCTACTTGGAACATCAACGCGCCACACAAATTGCTCTTCACATTCCCATTGACTTTGCGGTAGCAGTAAAGATCGCAGAACGACGCAGTCAAGAGGAAATTGGAGGAGCAACAACTTATGACATCAAGGCCAATCATGGTGCCCGTACTTTGATGCCAGGACAACCAATCTTAGTCGATGGCATCAATGATACATTACGAGTATCCAGTGTAAGTGGAAATCCAGATACTGGTAAAATTACAATCAAAGCAATAAGTGATCTTTATGGTGTTCCTACATCTCAATTTGAAAATGAAGAAGGCGGAGGAGAGATATCCATTGAACCTCCAATCCAAGATGAATTTTTTACCATGGTAGAAATTCCAGAATATTGGCTCAATGGAGAACCCATGACCATCATGGTGCCAAGAATCCGAGGAGCATCCAATATCGTTGGAGCAAACATCTATATTTCCCGAGATGATTCTACTTATACTCAAGTAGACAATGAAATTGCCTCGGCAGCGGGTGGTATTTTGATAGATGCCTTGCCTGCCAGTGGAGAACGTAGTATTGCTCAAGGTCCAACTTTTACTGCTTTAGGTCCCGATATCACTGGAGTTTTAGATTTATCTTCTGATGAATTGAACTGGAGATTGGGTAGACAATTAGTTGTAATCGGCACCGAAGTAATGTTCTGTCAGAAAATTACAGCTCTGGGTGGAGATACCTATCGTTTGGATGGTCTTCTGAGAGCGCGTTGGGATACAGAACTCGAATCCCATGTTGTTGGTAAACCTGTATTCATTTTTGAGGCTAATGATTTTGGATTAATTCAAGATCTGCTTTTAGCTCCAGATGTAGATCTTTATATCAAAACACAAGCCTATTCCAGTGGCGGCATCGCTAATTTAGATTCATCACCTAAAATCTTAATCGATAACACTGTTGGTAAAGGCACTGTACCGATGCGACCGTTAAATTTAACTGTCACAGCTCCAGCTCCTCTGGTACATGCCTATGAACCCGGAAATAACATTGAAATCGGCTGGTCCTATATGTCAGCCCAAAGCCCCGGCACGGGGGCGGGGATGCAAGCAAAAGGCAATGCTTCAATATCATCTGCTATCGATGTAGAATTTCGACTTCAAATTTTAACAGCAGGAGGAGTTTTAAAGCGTACTATAATAACACCTGATTTGTCATATACATATACTAATGCAGCACTTATTGCTGACTTTGGTTCTCAGCCTGCAACATTCAAAGCTAATTTGGTCTGTTTACGTGGTGGCTACATATCAACAGAACAAGAGATAACTATTACCAAGGAGTAAATTATGTCGAGGCCAAGTAGAAAAACCGTATCTTCGGGTTTAGAAAGTTGGGATGGAGATATGGATGATAATTTTGGAGCCACTTTTGATACTCCATTTCCTCCCGCCGAATATGCCAATGCATCCGCTTTCCCCAGTGCTGGATTTTATGAGGGCTGTATCGTTAGAGCTTTAGATGAGGATATTTTATATGTAGAACGAGGCGGAGAATGGATTCCATTGGCTCCAATGACGAAATATAGTACCTCCGAACGCAATAGTGGATTGAAATGGACAGACGGATCTACTATCTATCGTAAAACTATCAACTTGGGAGCTATGCCAAATGCTGCAATAAAAAATGTTACACACTCTATCGTAAGTTTAGATAGGATCATCAAAATAGAAGGCATGGTAGATAATGGCACTAATCAATATCCATTGCCCGCCGTCGTCGTAAACTCAGGTACTTTTTCAGAAGGTATAGAAGTATTCGTGACAGATACTTTGGTGAAATTAGAAACGACTATAGATTGGTCCAGCTACACTGGATATTTGACTATTTATTATTTGAAGAGTTCATAAATCAGACTCCAGCTCTGAGTCTGCCTTCGCTTCGATCAAGTTCCCTGATCCTCTTGATCGAAGTATATATAAGCCCCGGATATCCGGGGCTTTTTATTTGGTATGGCTGTAGGTAAAAATTTTACCCTTTTAACAACTTATTGACAACTATTATTTCTTTTTCTTCTTGTTGCGATTTCGCCAGAGTTCATAAGCGACACGTAATCGTTGATCTTTGCTTGGATATTTCTTTTTAGCATGTTCACTGCTAACATACCGTGAAATGAAATCAGTTTGTTTTTCTTTAGGTTTAGGTCTGGGCATGATAGTTACTCCACAAAAATGTAAGATGGAAATGTTAAACCATGATCGCGTTCAATAGTGAAAAATTGTTGACGAGGAGGTTCATAATCGGCTTTAATTCCCATAGCAAACGCATTATAGCCGATTAAACTGCCGTTGCTGATCCAATAATTATCACTCTTACTTTGGTGAAAATGTCCAAAGATATCGAGATAGGTATTTCGTCCCGCTGGAGATTTATTCCACTGTGCTATGGCTTTATTCACGGGAATAGTAATGCCTCCAACTCCCCCATTGTAACGAATATTTTGTCCGTGATGAAAACGTAATTTATATTTATCAAAAACATCAAAATAATTATGATAACTCTTCGTGAGTTTAAAATGCACACGAGGATTATGATTATATAACTTGGCGAGAAATGAATACATAAGAAATTCATAAGATTGCTTCCATGCTGTTGAAGATCGATTTTCTTTAGTATTTCGTCCATGATTCCCAAAACAGCATGGCATGATAATTTGTTCAAATTTACCCTTTTTTTGTAAAAAGTCAATACCATCGCAAAGTAATTCCGTTACCAGCAGAGTCATTTCTGTAGCAGTTCCAAGAGAATTTTCCTTGATTTCTTCATGAATTTCACCCGCAATAAAATCTCCGAGAAGAGGCATTACGAAAACAGGAATATCAGTACCAGCTCGTATCAATTCTACTAAATATAAGGCAGCCTCGAAAAAGTTTTGTACACGCTTTTGAGCCACATCAAGGTTGAATTCATTGAGTCCTGCCACTGTTTCAGAATCGACCAACTCACCAATATGCCAATCACTGGCTACAGCAAAGGCCCATGATGTTGAATGACGTTTCTTGCCCTTACGAGGTTCTTTGCTTTCTAATTTTAAATGACGCATGAGCTTTTCATTTTCGAGTGCCCAAATGGCGTGTAACATGTTATCACGTTGTTCTAATTCTCGTAAAGCCTGAGTGTATTTTCGTTTTAATTCATCATATTTATCACTGAGAGTGATGATATTTCGATCATGTTGAATTAATTCTGTTGACGGAACTGAACCCTTTTCTCGACGACATTTAATAAGTTCAACTTCTTCAGTCGATAATCGCATCCGTTCACTCATAATGATATCTCCAATTAAGATTTCCAGATCAAAGATACCTTATCTTTGATAGAAATGCAAGTCTTTTTTATCTTTTTTGCCCATGCTGCTGCGCCTCGTTCACTGCCCACTAAGATGGTAACTGCGGTATATTTGCATCCGCATTGCGGACATCGAGCAGTAGAAGTCTTGGCCGCTTCTCCGGCTTGTATGTATGAGTAATTCTCAGACGACTTCCACACTTTTCACATTTCATTTTGCATCTCCACTCCTATCTTCTTAATCTGTTGATTTTTAAGAATGATTCTTCCCAAGGCATGTACATGAGGATAAAAGCACATCGCAAAAGCGTCAGCACGGTCAGGCGATTCATAGCCTCGTTTTACATATTCATCTTTTGTTTCTAAAATGATCTTTCCTTTCTTGTTGATAAAATATAGACGTGAAGAAAGTTGCTGAATGAGCCTATAATCATTAGGAATGTGCATAGCTCCAGCACGAGCAAGATGTGCCACTTGAAAAAATGCTTCTGTCATTTTGTTAGCATATTGTCCATCAGCAGCCGTTCCGGCAGTGTGAAATTCCATCACTTTGCGTCCAGTTTTATAAAAATTTCGCATTACACCCTGTCCCATACCCCCTGCATCTACTACATAGATACAGTCCATATTCTTCCAATCAGCCTTTCGCTGCATATTAAATGCATAATCTATCACATCGTTTGGATCTTTTTTGACGAAGATCTTGTCTTCCACAACAGCATATCCAGATCGTCTATAAATGACACTCTCAGCATCTCCATATCTGGCAAGATCGATGCCAAATCGAAACTCTCCTAATGCAGCCCTTACAGCTTGATAAGGATCCGAATCCACACAATTCCACAAATCTTCGGAAGACATGACACAATTCGGATCCATGTAAGGAAATTCTCCGAGCACACGAACACGAAATACGTCAGAATCTCGTCCAAATTCTTCTTCTAATTTTTGAATGTTCATCTTATCTACAATGGGTGATTCTTCAGCATTCATTGTAAAGATATGCCATTCTTTCACGAAACGATGGAAACAATCAAAGAAAGCACAATCTCGTGTATTTGGATTCCCGATCATCAACAACAGAGAATCATCATTTGTCAATGTACCCTTGATCGTATTGATGATTTCTCGAATACCCCAATCGGGATAGTCAGGTCCTCCAAATCGTACATCACTCTTGGTCACTTGAATAAATTTCTGTAATACTGGATCAGCCTCTCGAAGCAATCGTCTAAATTCAGTCAACCATACATATTTTGCCTGGCGCATGGTAGGAGCCGTAACCAAACTAAGAGCATTTATGAATTGTAAAGTACGCCACATAGCTATGATTACAGATACCGCTGTTTTCCCCGGCCCTTGTCCAGATTTAACAGCTATACGTTTTTTACGTTGAATAACTGGCAAATCTCGTTCTAATTGCACTAAACGTAAAATAGAATTCTGTTGTGATGTCGGTCGAAAATTCATATATTTACAAAGTTTAAATATATTATCTCTACAATCTATATAAATATTTCGCCAACGTTTTTGCAATCGACTTTCAGCAAGCATTAAAAAAGAGCCTTAATAAGCCCTATAATACATGCAGAACCTATCACGGAAGCAACACCTATAATAGCTTTCTGTTTATTTTCAAGCGTTCGCAGACGCTCAAAAATACCTTTTCGTCCTCGCTTAGTGCCCATCAAATGCTGATGAATACTTCGTAAATATTTGTTAGTGGTGCGAGTCTGCAATCGCATATATAACAAGGCTTTGCTATGAACATCTTGATGTTTTGAAAGCTTATCAAGAGTCTCTTCCATAATGGCTTGTCGTCGTTCTATAGCACGTACTTTGCCAGATACTTTTGACATCACTGCCCCACATTCAGTAATTCCAAAGCAGATGCTCCACTTTTAAGAAGCTGCATAAGATCCCGCAAAATGATCGTGCGTTCCAACAATTGCTGACGTTCTAAATCGCTAAGGGATGGATCTTGCATAACATAAAAATCATGCACATCATAGACTTGCAAATTCAAATCCACGATTTGAGCGGGCA